ATGGAGCCGAAGGGTCTCGACATGGGGGACTACCAGGAGCGCTATCAGGACTACGACATCGAGGTCGCCGTCGAACAGGTGCTGACGGGCGTCAAAGCGCATTTTCGGGTGTTGCGGGGTGAGGCGGTGGTGGTCGACTGGCGGCTCGTGCATATCGACACCTTATGGTGCACCGAGCATGCGGCGGCCGAGGCGGGCTTCCGCGCGGCGCGCGAAGTGATCGACGCGGGCGGCCTCGACGCCGCGTCGCACATGCCTTCCACACTTGGGTGAAAGTGCCCACGCGTCCCATCAAGCCGGCTGTCCCGATGCGGTTGCAATGATGTAAACGCAACTGGGCGCCGGCATCCATACTGCATGCGCGGCGCCCAGTTTACCGGTTGCCCTCGTGAGGCAGCCGGTTCAACGGCAACTGCTTAGTGGCCGAAGAAAACCGATTGCGGGCCCGAAACCGGCTCTTTGGCACCCGATTGCGACGACACGTTGTTCACGCCGCCGTAGGCATTCGATTCAGCGTTGGCACGTTCAGCCGCCACGGTTTGTGCGTTCTGGCCTTGTTGCGAAGCCGGTGCGCCGACCGACGGACGATACGACGGCGCCGGGCCGTAGCCGCTAGCAAAAGCGGGAGCGGCGATCGAGGCAGAAACAGCAACCAGCAGGGCGGCGATGAGCTTGGTCTTCATGGTGTGACTCCGATAACGTTTCGACTTCAATTCAGGAAGGCGTCGCAGGGGGCAGTGAGATGTGTCTGCAACGTCGATGGAAGGCAGTGTATACCCCTACTATCGAAAATTTGTATCGATAATCTGAAAGTACTGTTCTTGGATTTGAAATAATCGGCTAGAAGCAGGCGGAGCAAGCGTCCGCAGTGGTTCGACCCCACGGGCCAAGCGGTTTGGGACGTCAAAGACCCGGGTAGCGGTGGGGGTTAATCGCCATGGATAGCATGGCGCGGATCGAATTTCGTTTGGATTCGTCGCCTTGGAGAACACCTCGATGGACCTGTGGATTCAGCCGTGCGCGGACTGCTTCGAGCTCTATGGCTTGCCTTCCGCGCATCTCCCGCATGACAACCTGACGTTGAACAGTCGCGGGGCGGTGAAAGGCGGGCGCGCGGAGGAGCATTACACGTGCGTGCGTTGTCGAGCGGCGTTCGCGCGCGTCGTTGCCGGTGAGCCTCGACAGCAGGTATGGCTGCTGTTGAACGCTGGGCAGCATTGATGGCCTGACCGTCGTGCGAGGGGCAGCCGTTTCACGTGCTCTCGTGAATCCGCTGTAAAGTTTTCGGCGCGGCTGCCGAAAACGGGAGCATGAAATACTTCTTCGACTCCAGGCTCGCCGATCGATACGGCTATGGGATGGCTGTGTATATCGCCGCCGAGACTTCCGATCTGCAGCGCGCCATCGATTTGACCAACGCGCGACGCCTGCGCGCCGGCCGACGCCTGCTCGAAGACGCGCGTATCGAGGACGTGCTTTCCGCCATGCTCAATACCGGCTTGCTGAAGGCTAAAACGGATGAGGGCGGAACAAACGTCTCGGGGGCGACTCGTTAAAGCTCGCCGGTTTGGTGTTAAAACAACTGAAGCGTGGGCGACGAGTATCGCGCCCCCCGCGCCGGCGGATTTGCGCCTTGCGGTAAAATCGGTGTTTTGAATCAAGCCGTCTGGCCGCCCCATGTCTTCACCGCACACTCCCAGCCCACGCCGCGTATCGGTCGCCCCGATGATGGACTGGACCGATCGTCATTGCCGTTCCCTGCATCGCGTGATCTCTCGCCATACGTGGCTTTACACGGAAATGGTGACGACCGGCGCGCTCTTGCACGGCGATGTGCCGCGCCATCTCGCCTTCACGCCCGAAGAAGCGCCGGTCGCTTTGCAACTCGGCGGCAGCGAACCCGACGACCTCGCGCGTTCGGCGAAGCTGGGCGAGCAATGGGGCTACGATGAAATCAATCTGAACTGCGGTTGCCCGTCCGAACGCGTGCAGCGCGGCGCATTCGGTGCGTGCCTGATGAACGAGCCGCAACTCGTTGCCGATTGCGTGAAGGCCATGCGCGATGCGGTGTCGGTGCCGGTCACCGTGAAGCACCGCATCGGCGTGGATGCCGTGGAAGAGTATGGATTCGTGCGCGATTTCGTCGGCACGATTGCGGACGCCGGTTGCAACGTGTTCATCGTTCACGCGCGCAACGCGATTCTCAAGGGCTTGAGCCCGAAGGAAAATCGCGAGATTCCGCCGCTCAAATACGAGTACGCGTATCAGTTGAAGCGCGATTTTCCGCATCTGGAGATCATCATCAACGGCGGCATCAAGACGCTCGACGAAGTCGAGACGCATCTTCAACACGTGGACGGTGTGATGCTCGGGCGCGAGGCTTATCACAATCCGTACGTGCTAGCCGATGTCGATGCACGCTTCTATGGGTCGACGCAAACACCACTCACGCGCGAGCAGGTCGAAGCGAAGTTGATCGAGTATTGCGCCGCTGAGATGGCGCGCGGCACGTATCTCGGCGCCATCACGCGCCATGCGCTTGGGCTCTATCGTGGGGAAGCGGGCGCGCGTGGCTGGCGTCGTGTGTTGTCGGATAGCAAGCGTCTCGCCGCGCGCGATCTGACTATCTTCGATGAGGCAAGACAGCATCTGCGCGAGCCGATCGAAATTTTTGAATAAAGGACTAGGCAAACGAGATTCTTGTTCGTATAATCTCGTTTCTTCATCGACGAGCCAGGTTTTACGGCAAGTCAAGCAGATGTCAGTGGTGGCTGTAGCTCAGTTGGTAGAGTCCAGGATTGTGATTCCTGTTGTCGTGGGTTCGAGCCCCATCAGCCACCCCAAAGAATTCAATAGATTCAAACAGTTGAAGCATCGAAGCCGTTCCAGAATGTGAAATTCGGAACGGCTTTTTTGTTTTCGGAATCTACTCTGTCGCTTTCGCGGCCTTTGCCTTGCGTCGATCGTAGTGTCGATGCGTCGTTCCAGGGTTCGCGTGGGCTGCAAAATCGTATGCATCGTCGTCGCGATTTTCGAGCTTCGCAGTGATCGCTGCGGGCCGTATATCGAGCATCGAAAAGTAGGCCGCGTGATTCGTGAGTTGTAGCTCGACGCTGTTGCTGATCGGATTGTCGCGACGCTTCGCGATGCGTTGCGCTGCCTCGCGCTTCTTCTTCTCTTCAAACTCTTTTGCGATCGCCGGCTCGAATGCGCCGATGTACGCATACATCGCGTCCTGCCACACCGAGCCCCAGCCGCTCTTCGAATAGGGCTGGCCACGTCGGTTCGGAAAGAGGAACAGACTCTGCACTTTGCGATCGCGTTTCGCGCGTTCGACGACCACGCGCAAGCGCGTCGACCAGTAGCGCAGCTTCTGAACTTCGGCCTCGCCCTTTTTGCGCTTCGCATTCACGACACGCACGCCGGCGTCAGTGAGCCCGGACATGTGAAACGGCCGGATCTCGGCGGCGCGGAAGCCGGTGAGATAGCAGAACATCGCGGCGAGGCCCATCGTTCGATAGGCCTGATCCTGCCGCAGCGACCAGAGATAGAACCGGACGACCTGTGAGCGTTCGACGGTTCGAACATCCTTCTCCGCCTGGTTCTGCATCATCCCAACGAACGGATTTTGCTTGATGACGCCCCAACGCACCGCGTAGTTGCAGATGGTTTGCATCAGCGCCATGTCTTTGTTCGCGCCAATCGGCGCTCCGGCCTTCGCGCGTTGGTCGAGATACTGGTAACCGTGGAAGGTTTCGAGCTTCTTCGGATCCATGCGCCCGAAAAACTTAGTGAGGCGATCGTATGCGCCGGCGCGCACCGCCAGCCCGTCTTTCGACTGGTCGCGAAAGTGTGTCGGCGCAACGTCCGTTTTGAAACGGTCGATCATATCGGCGACCGAACCCGCGAGGATCTGACCGGCCTGAATGTCGAGAGCCTTGCGCTTCGCGCTGCGCTCGGCGGTGGCGATGGCGGCGCGGTCACCGAGTTTTGCAGACGTCAGCGTCTCGCTGCGGCCGTCCGGGTACTTGTACCAAAATGAGATTTTGCGCGCGCCGTACCGCTTGTACAGGCGATCGATGCCCGTAGATTCGTTCGTCGCAGCGTGAACGTTACGCGAAGGCTTGGAGGTTCGGGCCGGCATCGTATTTTGTTGACTGTTTTTCTGTTGAGACGCCGAGCTTACGGTCGCGGTACTCGCGCGCGACCTTCGGCAAGCCGTTCTTGTCGACGACGAATCGCCAGTGGTTGTCGGTTAGCCAGTGGATCATTGCTGCGCGCTGGTTCGGTTTGCAGCCGACCAGATCGGCCAGCTCGTGAGCTGATAAATAATCGCTCAATTCACACCCCTGTGTTTGCGCGTGATGATGAGTTCTGCTTCGCCCCTATCTGGATGACCTATGCTTATTGAATAGGTCGGTTGTGTCCGAGAGGGAGGGCCAAATGGAACGGTGCCGTGCCTGCGAGACGTTGATGGGGAGGGCTTCAACCGTCCCCCCACACGAAAAACTCCGGTGCTCTGGATCGGGTGTTTTTGGTTCGCCAAAAACGCCGATAACACGCTACGTGCTTTACCAATGCACATCTTGCGGTTGCTGGATGAAGCAAAACACATCCCATGGATTACCGACCGGCATTTGGTGGGACTGCGGGTCGAGCGTTCCTGTCCGGCAAGTCCCTGAGCGCAGGCCTCTTGATCGTGCATCGAGGGAGGCGGTACTTGCCTCGGTGCTGGGGCGACCCCGGTAGCCCCGCAGAGCGAGCGTTTGCTGCCGTTCATGCCTTATCTCCATTCTCTGCGGACGCCGCGATAGCTGTGGGACTCCATTCGATCAGCGGTTGATCGGCGCGCACATAAAGCGGGTGGCGCGGAGAGCCGTCTTTCGTCGTGCCTAGGCACCAGAGGCGCGCGCCAGCGTCTCTCAGGATGCTGGCGACGCGAGCGGCCCGGTCAGGCTTTGCATTCGAGCCCCATGCGCACACAACATCGCCGCACTCTCTAGCGAACTTCCACAGGTAATCGTCGTTGTCGGGACCGACCGGGTCAGGATGCGACCACAGAGCGACCGGATTCGTCGAGCGCAGCGCATAGATGTTGGCCACGGCCAAGCCATTGCAATCCCACAGTTTCGCGAAGCCGCGGCATCGGCGAATGGTCGGATCGTCGAGCTGCGCGTCGGCAGTGCTCGGATTGAGCATGACGAACAAGGCGGTCGACTTCATCGGCGCCATTGAATCGGCAGCTCGCGTTAGACGATAGCGATAAGTGCCGCACGGGCTGATAACGGTGCTCATTCGCCACCTCCGTTTCCTGGCAGCGCGGACGACGCTGTGTTGTAGCGACCGCACCTCGTGCTACGATCGCTCGATAAATAAAGTGGAGGAAAACCATGGTCGAGATGGGCGTGCAAGAACTCATCGCTGGTTTTTTGGTTCACGTACGCCTCCCCGCCGGCAAGACTGAAGTCTCGGTTGTTATCAAGCGGCCGGAGGGAACCACTAGTCAGCCCCAATGGGTGAGCTTGGAACCTTTTCTTCAATTTGGCATGTGCGAACGCAAAGCCATCAGCGAGGTGCTCAAGATTGTCAGAGTCACCCTTCAGAGCGCCCGGTCTGCCATTTCTTGAGGTCGAGAGCGTGGCCCCAATGACCGCCGCCGCCAGATCCGAAACAGATGAAGCAATGGTGGCCACCAGCCCGATTTTTTCCATTAGGTAGCCGATCATTTTGTGTCTCCGCTTGCTGGCTGTTGAGACAGGGCGGCCGGAAACTTCGGATGCGGCGTCCAGTGCGTGTGATAGTCAGGCCAATCGCTGTCATTCGGCGTTCCGATCCACGCTGGCTCGCCAAGCCATTCGCCATCTTCCCAGCACCACCAGACTACGTTTCCGTAATCCTCGTGATACTCGTCAAGCGGGCGCGGCTCCGCATCCCTGTCCTGCGCTCCACCCTGCGCAGTGGGGGCGGTGGCGCGATACTTCATCGCAAAGCAGTTGCCACAGACACCCGGATCATGCGCGGTGATGCCGTCGCCGCACGCTTGGCAACACGGTTGCTCGGGTGCCTGAGCGCCGGCAGCGGCGAGAAGGTTATCGGCGAAGGCGTGTATCCAGTAAGGCATATTGGCTGGAGCGAATCCAACTGCCTTCGCGTACGCTTCAACTATCGTGCTGAGCTCAAGAGCAGATGAGCCACTCGTCGGCTTCAGTTCCTCGCTACCCTGAGCGCTGGATTTTGGGGTCATGGTCACTTCCTTCTGTCGAATGCATCCGGCGCGCAAGCACCCTTCGATGCACGAGTCTCGTGTAACCGGGCAAATCGCTCGCGAACTCATGAGCGGTCCTTCGCGCGGGCGGCGTCAATGGCAGCGTCCAAGCTCGCCTTATCGTGATATTCAGCACCGCAGAAGCAGATCGGCAAGCCGGCGTCGAAAAACGCTCGATACCGCTCCGCGTCTTGCGTCACCGCCTCGCCCTCGACTGGCTCGCTGGCGCGCGGGAGGGGGGCGGCGGACTGCCGGAACTCGGCAACCCATCCTGTAAAGTCGGTCATGCGTGCGAGTCGGTAAAGAGTCTCCGCGTGCTCATCCGTCAGCGTCGCCGTGGCTTGCGTGGATGCGGCGCGGTCGTACAGCGCCCGTAGTTCATAGCTGTCCGAGTACTTTTCGCGGATCGTTGCCGCGCCTTCTTCGGTGATGTTGATCCACTCGGCGCTGGCAACATTGCGAACGCGAGACTGCCATTGGTCTACCCGCTCGTCTGTCGGCGCTACTGGCGCGGGAGCGGCGGCAAGCGTGGCGCGGTGTGCCGCGTCAAGAGCGTCGTCCCGATCCTTGCCTGATTGCTCGGTGGTATTGAAGGCGATGAGAGCCTTTACGCGCATATCATATGAGCGCTCGACCGGCACCAACTTCCAGCCTTCAGGCGCACCCCCACTCGCGCTCTGGTCTGCGATGGTGGCGAGGGCAGTGCGATACATGAGCCATCCGTCTTGGACACGTGTGTTGACGTATGCGTCCGGATTGATCCCACTGCGCTTGAATGTCGTAGTGCCGTGAAGCGGATATTCGTTGCTCCACGCCGCTTCAAACTTCGCGCGCATTTCCGCTTCGGGTCGGTTGGTTTTCATGGCGGGGGGCCTTTAGGCAGATGACCGCTTTACGTATGGGTTTTGTTCTCGGTCCGTGAGGCCGGCGATGTAGTCAAGGCTCACGCCAAACAGCTTCGACAATTCCGCTGCCATCATCAGGCCGGGCTCATGTTCGTTTCTTTCAACCTGGCCGACGTAACTGGTGTGCATCCGGATTCGCGCGCCGACCGAAGAGAGCGTCATGTTCTTTTCCTTGCGCAACCGCCGGATGCGAGCGCCGATGGTTTCGTTCACATCGCGCATAGTTCCTCCGCTGTAAATAGCCCTTTCTGTGCCGGCGGCGGCCGGCTGTTGATTCTCTCGGTCCATGCTTTGGCCTCGCGCCAGTCGTTTGCATTGCGCCCCTGCTTGCGAGCTGCGAAGCTCCACGCCATCGAATCGGCGGTGTACAGCAGGTCTTTCACGATCCACGACGACAGCGCTGTGGACTTCAGGCCAAAGCCGTGCAGACTAAGGTCCGGCCGTACAGCCTTGATTGCCATCAGCACCGCTTCGATTGCGCGCGGATCTCCATTCCGCTTGCAGACGGACCCGACACCAACCCACGCGCCGTGTTTCAGCCTGTCGCCATACATCTCGATGTGGCGCACATAGTTGGACGGCGCGTAGCCTTGCAACACCGGCATGATGTAGACGCCACCGACGTCACACTTCATCAGCGCGTCGTAACGCTCGATCGTGAGCTGCTGATGCTCGAGGACCGTCTTGCCGGTGATCTTCAGCATGTGGGCCTCGCACATGTAATCCTGCGCAACTGCCGCCAGCAAATTCCCGTTCTTCGACCAACGCTTGATTTCCGCCGCGTACACCTCGACGCTTTCCGGATAATCGCCATGCGTCAGGATCGTGGTGAATGCGCCGCTATCCAAGATCCAGTCACCGACCGAGAACGCCGATTTGCGCTTCAACAGCCGGTTCTTGCTAATGAACGCGGCATCAAAGTGCTGCGCATCAGACGGCTGGTGAAGGCCGGTGAAAAACCTCATTCGCAAAGCCCGTAGGCAGACGAGCAGGCCTTTGCGTCGTCGGTGGATTCAAGCAGATCGTATTGACGGCCCCCGCGGGTTGTCTTCGACCATTCGACCACCTGCCAAATGCCGCCGCGCTCGCGAGCCGTATCGGTGTCGCCTGGAGCAGGGAAGAAAGTCGACTGACCGCGCTTTGAAGCATCTGAGACGATGTCCTCCCAATCGGCCAACATTTCAAGATGCTCTCGGTCGCGCAAGTTCCACTGCCTGATTTCGCTTTTGCCGGAATTGACGCACAGGCATCCGACGCGTTTCCTGCCCTGGAGATACAGAGGGTTAGGTTCGATGCCACCGGCGCGGTGGGCTTCAAACACTGAATCGGCTGACCAGCGCAAGATGGGACGGTTGATGAAGAGACCGCCACCGATGACCTCGAACGACTTAACGCATGCACCGGTTCCTTGCAGTCGGCTGCGCCGCGCCTCGCTCTCTTCGATTCGTACGCCCTGCCATGACCACACTGCCGAGCCTGTCTCGTCGATGATTGACAGTGCATGCTCGGTTAGCGGCTCAGTCTTGAGAAAATGCGTGCAGAACTGAGCCATCCGACTCGGGAACCGGCCTTTGATAATGCACAGGTCTAGGAAAGGGATTCCGGTTGGCCCGCGCTCGAACACCGCTAGCGCACGCCGAATCGCTTGCTCTGACACACCTTTCAAGGGCCACGCGTCGCGCACGTAGTCGCGGCGATGCCACCAGTCGTCCGAAAAGTCTCGCTTCAATCGAACTATCTCGATCGCGAGAGTTTTCTGGAGGTAGTCAATGTATTCGTATGTCAGGTGGTGCTCATTGCCCGTGTCAGCAAACACAAATCGGCAGTTCTCGCGGCCGTGCAACTCCAGCGCCATCAGTGCGGTTGCAGTGCTGTCCTTTCCGCCGGACATCGACACCACGTGCATAACTGGCCGTTCGCTCACTTCTTCCTCCGTTGTTGATGGCCACGCAAAACTGACCCACTGGAGCTGCGGACGAAAACTTGGACTACCTGGAGGTAGTTCATGTACTCGTACGAAGACCGCATGCGAGCGGTCCGGCTTTATTTGAAGTTGGGTAAGCGCGTCGGGGCGACCATCCGACAGCTGGGTTATCCGACCAAGAATTCTCTGAAATCGTGGCATCTCGAATACGAGCGATGTCATGATTTGCGGACCGGCTATGTTCGTTCCAGGCCGGTATATTCGGCCGAACGGAAGAAGGTGGCCGTCGATCATTACTTAGGCCAGGGCCGTTGTGCTGCTGCAACCTTGAGGGCGTTGGGATATCCCAGTCGCGGGACGCTCGCCGCCTGGATCGAAGAACTGCATCCCGAAATCGGAAAACGCATTGTCGGCAGAGCAACTGGCAGCATTCCGAAATCGCCGGCGGTGAAGCAGGCGGCAGTCATCGAACTGTGCACCAGAGAGGAAAGCGCGCGCCTGCTTGCGCAGAAAGCAGGCGTGAGCAGGCCGACGCTTTACAATTGGAAGAACCAGCTACTCGGTCGTGAAGCCCCAGCATCCATGAAACGCCAGAAGAAGCCAGCGCCTGACAGTGAGCGTGCGAAACTGGAACAGCAGGTCGAATCGCTTCGACGCGACGTCCGGCAACTGCAGCTCGAGCACGACATCCTGAAGAAGGCGAACGAACTGATAAAAAAAGGAATGGGCATCGTCCCGCAACTCCTGAGCAACCGGGAGAAGACGATGCTGGTTGATGTCCTGAAAAACACCTACACGTTGTCAGAGCTTTTAGCCGTATTGGGGCTAGCTCGCAGTTCCTACTTCTATCATCGTGCGCGTCTGCTCGTGGCCGACAAGTATGCTGGCGCTCGCCGAGTCATCGCAGACATCTTTGAAGTCAATCACCGGTGTTATGGCTATCGCCGGATACGCGCTGCACTGGGCAGGCAGAAGGTCGTTATCTCGGAGAAAGTGGTGCGACGTTTGATGAGGCAGGATGGGCTGACCGCTGCCACAGCAAGACGACGTCGCTACCGCTCCTACGGCGGAGAAATAAGCCCTGCGCCGGAGAACATCATCAATCGTGACTTCCGCGCAGGAGCCCCGAACGAGAAGTGGCTCACCGACATTACCGAATTCCAGATCCCGGCCGGCAAGGTGTATCTGTCTCCGTTGATCGACTGCTTCGATGGACTGGTGGTGAGCTGGACAATCGGCACGCGGCCGGATGCCGAACTTGTAAATACCATGCTTGATGAGGGCATCAAGACGGTAGCCAACAGTAATAAACGGCCTGTGGTCCACTCTGATCGCGGGGCGCACTATCGCTGGCCTGGATGGCTCGCACGCATACGTGATGCCAAACTAGTTCGCTCGATGTCACGCAAAGGATGCTCACCCGATAACGCGGCCTGCGAAGGCTTCTTCGGGCGGCTCAAAACGGAGTGGTTCCATTCCCGTGATTGGCGGACTACGACCGTCGAGCAATTCATTGAGGTACTTGACTCCTACATACGCTGGTATAACGCGAAGCGGATCAAGGTCTCGCTAGGCGCTCTCAGCCCGCTCGAATACCGGGAGAGCCTGGGAATCGCAGCATAAACCAGTCCAAGTATTTAGCCGCACCCCCAGTGGGTCAGTTTTGCGTGGCCATCAACAGCATAGGTCACCTCGCTAAAACCTTGAAGCCAGGCTCCGTCGATCAATGTCAGAGGAGCAAGTTGCAGGGTTTGATCGGTGATATCTTGTCGAGCCCGTATTGACGTCCTTTCATTGCGCTTAAAAGCTTCGTCGTGGAGAGCATGCGCGTCTAGTAACCAATCTCTGAGAGAGCCCTGCTGCCACTTTGGTGGCCCGGGCGGTCACCCAAATTCCTCCGGGCGTGGTCACTTCAAACTCCCCCACCTTGCGGTCCGATCTGAGCAGACCGACGTCGCCGATCGCACCGCGTAGCCGGACGTTATTTTTACCTCCTTGGCCAGCCCGGGAGGTGGGAGTTGAACGTCTTGAAGCCGCATCAGCAAAGTACGGTGTTCACGTTGCTGGAACTCAACAAGAGCCAGCGCGAGATTCATCGGATCACTGGAATCGACCGCAAGACGATCCGCCGTTACATGGCGATCTTCGCTGCACGCGCAAGCGCGTCCGCAAATTCCCCCACTGCGGTGACCATCGGCTCGAGGCCACCAGATCAAACTCCTCCACCCCCGCGACCACCGGCTTTTGAGGTCGCACCGGCCGGGACACATAACTTCGATTTTGCCCGCTCGTTGTGCGAGCCTCACCGGCAATGGATCGAAGAGCAGGTCCGCCTGCAGCGAAACGCTCAGGCAATTTACCAGGATCTGGTCGACGAGTTTTCGTTCGCTGCGAGTTACGAGAGCGTCAAACGGTTCGTGCGCGCGCTGCGACACGTCGATCCCGAGCAATTCGACCGGCTCGATTTCCTGCCCGGCGAGGAGGCCCAGGTCGACTATGGCGAGGGCGCTCCGACCCGCGATCCAAAGACTGGACGTTATCGGCGACCGCGGCTATTTGTGATGACGTTGCGTTATTCGCGCCACAGTTTCCGGCGGGTTGTCTGGAAATCCGGGCAGGAGGTGTGGGCGCGACTGCACGAAGAAGCGTTCCGCTATTTCGGTGGTTGTGTTCATTACGTCGTCCTCGATAACCTCAAGGAAGGGGTTATCACACCGGACCTGTACGAGCCGGAGATCAATCATCTTTACGCTGCGATGCTCGATCACTATGGCGTGATCGCCGATCCTGCACGCGTCCGCGATCCGAACCGGAAGGGTACGGTTGAGAACGCGATCCAGCATACGCAAGGCACCGCGCTGCGCGGCCGGAGTTTCGATTCTATCGAAGAGCAGAACGCGTTCCTTGTGCGCTGGGAGGCGAACTGGGCGTCAAAGCGCCTGCATGGGCGCGCTCGCCGCCAGGTCGAGTCGATGTTCGAGGAGGAGAAGCCGCACCTCCGAGCATTGCCGCTGACTGCATTCCGTTACTTCAAGCAGGTCGTTCGCACTGTCTCCGACGATACGACCGTCCGGATCGACCATAGCTGGTACGCAGCCCGTCCCGCCGCAATCGGCAGCACGGTGCTGGTGCGCGTCTTCGATTCAACCATTGAAGTTCGGGATCGACAGACACAAGCGCTGTTACGCATCCACCCGCGTTTCACGGAGCCCGGTCAATTGCTACTGCCCGAGGACGAGCGTCCGTTCAATCCGTCCCGGCAAACCGCCTTCCTGCTCTCAGCCGCAGGCGACATCGGTCCGCAAACGAAGGCACTTTGCCAGCGAATGTTTGAAGCCCAGGGACGCGTTGGCCAGCGGGGCATGTGGGGCATCGTCGGTCTGGCAAAGAGATACCCGGCCCGCATCGTTGAGCAAGCCTGCAGCCAGGCACTGCAGTACCGCCTCCAATCCTACAAACAGGTTCGCAAGCTGGTCGAGCGACTGTTCGAGCAGGCACTGGAACAGCTTGATCAGGCGCCCCAGGTCGCTTTGCCTCTTACCCAGAATCACGCGCTAATCCGTCCAGCTGCCGAATACGGTGAGCTGTTCAGCCTCGGCGCACGACAGCAACTCAACCCATTGTCGTTGAACAACGGAGAGACCAACGAATGACCATGTCGATGCCAGAAATCGAGCGTTCGCTCAAACAGCTCCACCTGTCCGGCGTGCGCGACACGCTGGAGACCCGCATACTGCAGGCACAGGCGGCAAATCAACCGTTCATCGAAACCTTCTCGATCATTCTGCAGGACGAACTGGATCGTCGTCAGTCCCGGCTGATCGATCGTCGGCATAAACAGTCGGGCCTCGACGAGAAGCTCACGTTCGCCGAGTTTGACTGGACATTCAATCCAAAACTCCCTCGGCAGGCCTGTCTGGAGTTGCGAACGCTGAAGTTCGTTTCTGCTGGCGAGAACGCACTTCTCATCGGCAAACCCGGCACTGGCAAATCGCACATCGCGAAGGCCGTCGCGAATCAGGCGGTGATGCAAGGCTACAAAGTACAGTATCTCGAAACCGACGACTTCTTCGCCCGCTTCAATCTCAGCGAGCCCGAGCAGCAGGAGAAACGCCTGCGCACCATTCTCGACTGCGATCTGCTAGTTCTGGACGACCTGTTCCTGTCGCGATCGATTCCAGATGCCGCTGGTGCGCTGCTGCAGACCCTCGTCCATCAACGATACAAACTACGCCGCAGCACCATGGTCACGTCCAACCGCGTCGTTCAGGACTGGGGCGCCTACCTCGGCGATAACACCATGAGCAGCACCATTCTCGACCGACTCATGCACCACTGTCACTCGCTTGAATTCGACGGCCGAAGTTACCGGCTGAAGGAGGCTGCTGAAACTCTTGCGCGCAAAACCAAAGCGAGCTAAAAAACAATCTTGTCCTGCTGCCGGGTGGAGGAGTTTGCGCGACCACAAGTGGGGGAGTTTGAAGTGACCATCCGGGGGTTACGACGGCAGCTATGGGCGTATCTGCGCTTTCATTCGGGCCTGGAGCGAGGCAAAGGAACAATCTCCGCGCGGTGCGTTTGTCCCGATGGCGTTTGAATATGGCGAAGCATTCCAGTTTGACTGGAGCTGCGAATACGTCTTCGTCGGGGGCTTGCGCAAGCGGCTTGAGGTCGCGCACTTGAAGTTGGCCGCCAGCCGCGCCTTCTGGCTTGTTGCCTATTACACGCAGAGTCACGAGATGTTGTTCGACGCGCACGCACGTTCGTTCCAAGCGTTGGGTGGCGTTCCGCGTCGAGGCATATACGACAACATGAAGACCGCCGTCGACAAGGTGGGCCCGGGCAAGGAGCGGGCAATCAATGCGCGTTTCCACACGATGTGCGGCCACTACCTGTTCGAGCCGGAGTTCTGTAATCGAGCTGCCGGTTGGGAGAAAGGCATCGTCGAAAAGAACGTCCAGGACCGGCGACGGCAAATCTGGCATGAAGCAATTCGTCAGCGCTGGGAGTCACTCGACGTTCTGAACATCTGGCTTGGCGAACGCTGCAAAGCGGCCTGGCAGGAGCTGCGTCATCCCCAATGGCCGGAGCTGACTGTCGCCGACGTGCTGCAAGAGGAACGGCCGCAACTCATGGCCAATCCGAAACCGTTCGATGGCTACATCGAGCAGCCCGTTCGTGTTTCCTCTACCAGCCTGATTCACTTCCAGCGCAACCGCTACAGCGTGCCCACGAAGCACGCTAATCAGGTGGTGAGTCTGCGCATCTATCCAACCTACCTGAGCGTCGTCGCAGACGGCGAGGAAGTTGCACGCCACCCACGCAGCTTCGACCGTTACCAGACCTTCTACGACTGGCAGCACTACGTCGCATTGGTCGCGATGAAACCGGGTGCACTGCGTAACGGCGCACCGTTCCTGACGATGCCGGAACCCATGCAAAGACTACAGCGTCACCTGCTTCGGCAGGAAGGTGGGGACCGCGTGATGGTGCAGGTGCTGTCGGCGACGCCGGTTCATGGCCTCGAAGCAGTCTTGGTTGCTGTGGAATTAGCGTTGGAATCAGGCCGCCCAAGCGGCGACCATGTGCTGAACATTCTCGCGCGTCTAAAAAGCACTACTCAGTCGTCTGGCGGAGAAGTCGTTCAGACCGCATTGCGACTGAAGGTCGAGCCGCTCGCAGACGTTCACCGCTATGAGCAACTTCGTTACTTGCCGCCAGAGGAGAAAGGTCATGTCGATTGAAACCGCCACACAATTGAAAGCGCTGAAGCTGCACGGCATGGCGCAAACCTGGCCTGAATTGCTGGCTCAGGCGCGTCACAACGAGTTTGACCCGGAGGACTTCATGCGCCAGCTTCTGAAGGCTGAGACGGCGGAGCGAGCGGTCCGGTCCATTGCGTATCAAATGACTGCGGCACGCTTCCCCGCGCATCGGGACTTGGCTGGCTTCGAGTTTGCGGAAGCCAGCGTCGATGAGAACCTGGTTCGGGAGCTTCACACACTCAAGTTCAGCGAGTCTGCTCAAAACATCGTCTTTATCGGCGGCCCCGGACACGAGACATAATGCTCACCTCCCTATGTTATTGAAGATCAATGGATAGTTGATTCGGGTCAGCTGATTGCGGACCCTCGATGGCACTTCTTGCTGTGATAAACGTTTCGACATCGACGCGCCGTAAAATCCACGGTGCGCCAAGACACGCCTGCGTGGCAGGCAATCGCTTGATGCGGATCAGCCGGAAGACGGTCGGTGTACTGATGCCTAATAGCGCCGCGACTTCCGTCACATTCAGCTCATTGCGCTCTTGCCGCTCTCCCTCGCGATAAGCGGCTATCGCATGGTCTTTGCGCAAGATACAAATTCGCGCCGCTGTCCATGAAAGCCCTTTCGCCGTGCGTTTGCCTAAACGATTAACGACAGCAGCGATGCCTTGGTCTGCAAGCGTTCTCGCCAAGGCTCGAACGATGTCGATCGTTTCGACGTCAGTGGCCCAGCGATGTTGACCGGTCCGGTTCGTTTCAAATTCGAGCTCGGTGTGATCGCCCCCTTGCCAGTGTAGGAGCGCCCGGATGGTGTGGTCCTGCTTGGTGACGACAATCTCTTTGAGCACGGTGCGCAAGATACGTTTCTTGATCTCGATGGCACTGGCAGGGTGATTCCACAACCTGGGCAGGTCAGTTCCTAATCTCATGAGCTCGTCGCGCGCGGTGGCGCTGAGTGAGTCTGCAGGCTGCTCGCGCAGCGCATCCAGTTCGCACTGCCGCTGCGCTTGTGTTGCCAACGCGTCGTTCCACCGACGCTCAAGCTCGGAGGCTACCAGCCGGTTATCGGGATCGATCGCATCGTACTGCCGACGCGCCCGAGCAGCTTCATAACGTGCCTGTTCGAGCGCCAGTTCCTTGTGCCGGACTCGCTCATCCTCACTCAGGCGCTTGCGCTCAATGGCGTCCAGCGATGCGCGAATGCCCAATGGTTCAAGTCGGTGTAGAACTTCCTCAGCGACGCGTTGGTCTACGCGCACCGCACCGAACGAGATGCAGCGTGGGCCGCCATGATTGATCATGCTGCCCTGACAGCTATAGCGGCCGATGTCGCCCTTGGTGCCTGAATACGCGACGTGCAGTTTGCGACCGCAATGGCCGCAGCGGATGAGACCGGCCAACAGCAAACCGCCGCGTTTGACCGCACCCCGAACCATGTTGCCCTTCATGTTGGCGTTGTCGGTGATCAATTTGCGATTGCTCTCGTACTCGTCCCAGCTAATGTATCCCGCGTGGTGTTCGACGATCAAGACCTGCCATTCTTCGCGATTGACGTGGGTGCCGCTGTACAGCCGCTTGCGACCGCTCTCAATGCGCACAATCGTCTTGGTCTTGCCGAATGCGTATGCCCCGCCGTAGGTGGGATTCGTCAGGACATGCCACAGGGTGTTATAGACCGGTAGTTTCCAGACAATATAACGGCCCTCCGGGCCATAGCTTGCCGCCGGTAGCTCAATGCGCTCCTGTCGAAACCAGATTAAAACCTGCCTCACACTACCAAACTCGCGAAACTTCCGAAACACCAGATCGAGCGCTTCACGAATACGTAGATCCGGATCCTTCTCGATGCGGTTGTTCGGAACACGCATGTAGCCAATCGGTGCGGTCATGAACAACTCCCCGCGCTTGGCCTTCTGATCCAGCGCGGCTTGGGAGCGTTGACGAAACGTCGAGAGTTCCATCTCGGATAACGTGCCCTTCATGCCCAGCAGCAGGCGGTCGTTAGGCTCGCGCGGATCATATACACCATCTTCATCCACCAGGATCGTTCCGACGAGCCGACAGAATTCGAGCAACGTGTGCCAGTCACGCCCGTTGCGCGCGAGCCGGGACGCTTCGATACAGAATACTGCGCCCACCGCGCCGCTACAAAGGGCGGCCAGCAAGCGCTCGAAGCCGGGCCGATGGATACCCGAGCCCGAGCGGCCCAGGTCGTCATCGATGACCGTCACCTCAGGCCAGCCGAGCACGCGGGCACGATCGGCGAGTCCATACTGACGTAACTGGCTCTCACGATTATGCTGCACCTGGTCCAGCGTCGACTGACGAACGTAGACATAGGCGAGGCGCGAGAGATGCTCAGCGCGGATCTTGTTCATCGCGCACCTCCATCTCGATTGCATCGATCACCGACTGCATCAACAGTGTCAACTGCGCCACTACGTCCGCTAACACCTCTGCGGGCAGAGGTCCTTCCTCGCTGCTCCCCTCGAACAGATCGTGCTGCACCATCACCTGTTTGCGCATCACCGTATCCCCTGTGCGTTGACAACACTGAAGAAGATAAAGCGGCGCTGACCAGGCGTTGAAGTTCGATCAACGCCCCGTGCGGTAATTCCGGCTGCACAACGATAGACATGCGAGTTGCTGCTTCGCCGGTCATCCACGGCGGAAGATGAGCGCGAGTGCCATCGGGTTGCATGATGATCAGGTACGACTCGCCTCGATAGCGATTCATTCCAATGACATTAACGCGCTCGCCGAAGCGCGGGTGAAACGGATAGCGGACAACGACATCGTCGCAATGATGATGGGCAGTGTGTTGCAGGTTCGCCGGGCACCGGCAAAACGCATCTCGCAACTGCTATTGGTATCGAAGCAATTCAGCAGTACGGCAAGCGGGTCCGGTTCTACTCTACTGTCGAACTGGTGAACTTGCTAGAAGCTGAAAAGGCAGCGGGCAAACCGGGACAACTCGCCAATCGACTGATGTATGTGGATGCTGTAATTCTTGATGAGTTGGGCTACTTGCCCTTTACTCAGACAGGAGGCGCAATGCTGTTCCATCTGTTCAACAAGCTTTACGAGCGCACCAGCATCGTTCTGACGACCAACCTGAGCTTGACGGAGTGGTCGAACGTATTCGGTGATGCAAAGATGACAACAGCCCTCCTAGACCGCTTAACGCATCATTGCCATATTGTAGAAACAGGAAACAACTCGTAGCGCTTCCGCAACAGCAGCGCAGGGCAACCGGCGAAACGAGCCATCGCCCGTAAAGCCTCACCTAAACCCGCAGAAAAGACAGAAATCGACGCACAAGAGTAGCGCTTTGGCGCTTCAGGGGTGGGTCAATTTTAGATGAAAACAGTGGGGGTGCGGCTAAATACTTGGACTGGTTTATGCTGCGATTCCCAGGCTCTCCCGGTATTCGAGCGGGCTGAGAGCGCCTAGCGAGACCTTGATCCGCTTCGCGTTATACCAGCGTATGTAGGAGTCAAGTACCTCAATGAATTGCTCGACGGTCGTAGTCCGCCAATCACGGGAATGGAACCACTCCGTTTTGAGCCGCCCGAAGAAGCCTTCGCAGGCCGCGTTATCGGGTGAGCATCCTTTGCGTGACATCGAGCGAACTAGTTTGGCATCACGTATGCGTGCGAGCCATCCAGGCCAGCGATAGTGCGCCCCGCGATCAGAGTGGACCACAGGCCGTTTATTACTGTTGGCTACCGTCTTGATGCCCTCATCAAGCATGGTATTTACAAGTTCGGCATCCGGCCGCGTGCCGATTGTCCAGCTCACCACCAGTCCATCGAAGCAGTCGATCAACGGAGACAGATACACCTTGCCGGCCGGGATCTGGAATTCGGTAATGTCGGTGAGCCACTTCTCGTTCGGGGCTCCTGCGCGGAAGTCACGATTGATGATGTTCTCCGGCGCAGGGCTTATTTCTCCGCCGTAGGAGCGGTAGCGACGTCGTCTTGCTGTGGCAGCGGTCAGCCCATCCTGCCTCATCAAACGTCGCACCACTTTCTCCGAGATAACGACCTTCTGCCTGCCCAGTGCAGCGCGTATCCGGCGATAGCCATAACACCGGTGATTGACTTCAAAGATGTCTGCGATGACTCGGCGAGCGCCAGCATACTTGTCGGCCACGAGCAGACGCGCACGATGATAGAAGTAGGAACTGCGAGCTAGCCCCAATACGGCTAAAAGCTCTGACAACGTGTAGGTGTTTTTCAGGACATCAACCAGCATCGTCTTCTCCCGGTTGCTCAGGAGTTGCGGGACGATGCCCATTCCTTTTTTTATCAGTTCGTTCGCCTTCTTCAGGATGTCGTGCTCGAGCTGCAGTTGCCGGACGTCGCGTCGAAGCGATTCGACCTGCTGTTCCAGTTTCGCACGCTCACTGTCAGGCGCTGGCTTCTTCTGGCGTTTCATGGATGCTGGGGCTTCACGACCGAGTAGCTGGTTCTTCCAATTGTAAAGCGTCGGCCTGCTCACGCCTGCTTTCTGCGCAAGCAGGCGCGCGCTTTCCTCTCTGGTGCACAGTTCGATGACTGCCGCCTGCTTCACCGCCGGCGATTTCGGAATGCTGCCAGTTGCTCTGCCGACAATGCGTTTTCCGATTTCGGGATGCAGTTCTTCGATCCAGGCGGCGAGCGTCCCGCGACTGGGATATCCCAACGCCCTCAAGGTTGCAGCAGCACAACGGCCCTGGCCTAAGTAATGATCGACGGCCACCTTCTTCCGTTCGGCCGAATATACCGGCCTGGAACGAACATAGCCGGTCCGCAAATCATGACATCGCTCGTATTCGAGATGCCACGATTTCAGAGAATTCTTGGTCGGATAACCCAGCTGTCGGATGGTCGCCCCGACGCGCTTACCCAACTTCAAATAAAGCCGGACCGCTCGCATGCGGTCTTCGTACGAGTACATGAACTACCTCCAGGTAGTCCAAGTTTTCGTCCGCAGCTCCAGTGGGTCAGTTTCCAGTGGAAATCAACACTGCGGCGGCAAATTTAACGTCGTGGCGCCGGGCGGCTCAAAGTTCACGACGCCGAGTGTGCAATCGACTGGCGACATGCAGGACAACACGGCGACGAATGCCCACGCGATGGCGCAGATGCGGTCCATTTACAACGGCCACACGCACCCGATCGTGAGCATTCAGACCGGTGGCAGCACGATCAGTTCGAACCCGCCAACGCAGCCCGAATAGCGCTCAGCGCTCAACAAGTCAGCCCGCCGCGCGCGGGCTTTTTTACGCCCGAGCGAAATGGCCGACGCAACGATCTCATGGGACACAGCCAACAGCCGCGGCGACTGGAGCATGTCGGGCTCGCTGCTGACGACGGGCGACGATCTTCAGACCGCAATCATCATCAGCATCTTTTCCGACCGCATGGCGCAACCCGGCGATGTTATTCCCGATGGATCGGGCGATCCGCGCGGCTGGTGGGCCGATGACGCGGTCCCGATTGGCTCGCGAATCTGGCTGCTGCGGCGCGCTAAGCAGACCAAAGAAACGCTTCAGAGGGCCTACGACTATCTCGCCGAGTCTCTGCAGTGGTTAATCGATGACGGAGTTGTCGGACGCTTCGACATCAGCGCGCAGTGGGTGCGCATCAGCGTTCTCGGTGCGCAGATCACCGCTTACAAACCCGACGGCACTTTATTGACGACAGGCCGCTACACGTGGGCTTGGGAAGGAATTCACTGATATGCCGTACGCACGACCAACACTCACGCAATTGCGCGCGCAGGTCGCCGCTGACATTCAGTCCGGTCTTCCAGGATCGGATCCGCTGCTTCGTTTCTCCAGCCTGAACGTTCTCGGAACGGCTCTCGCCGGGCTCGCCCAGCTCCAGTACGGATATACGGACTGGGTGTCGAAACAGTCGAATCCGTTCACGGCGGAGGAAGAATTTCTAGCGGCATGGGCAGCGCTTAAGAACGTGTTTAAAGAGCCGGCGACGCAAGCCGGCGCAGTCGTGCCCGGACAGGTCACGTTCGTTGGCACGAATGGGACGCCTTTGCCGGTCGGTACGCCGATCGTGCGCGGAGACGGAGTCGGCTACACGACGACATCCGCAGGCGTCTGGTCCGGCAGCAACGTGACCGTGAATGCCGTTGCCAATGCTGATCCGTCTGGCCTGACGGGCGCGTTCGGAAACTGCGCTATCGGCACGGTCATGACGCTCGGTACCGCGATTGCCGGGATCAGCTCGACCGGCTCAGTAACGGCCGCATTCACTGGCGGCGCCGACGTCGAGCAGGACGACAGTCTGCGTGCGCGGATGCTGCAGGCGTACCAGAACACACCGCAAGGTGGGGCGCAAGGCGATTACGTCACGTGGGCGTTGCAGGTGAATGGCGTGACGCGAGCATGGTGCAACCCGAACGGCTTCGGCGCGGGCACCGTCGTCGTGTATACGATGTTCGATGTCACCGAGTCAGCTAACAACGGCTTCCCTCAGGGCGTCAGTGGCGTAGCAACGCTTGAGACGCGCAGCACGCCGACGGCAACCCTCGATTTGCTCACCGTGGCGAACTGGATTTATCCGCTGCGGCCGGCGACAGCGCTTGTGTACTCAGTTGCGCCCACCCAGCAGGTTGTCAATTTCACGATCACAGGGACGGCCAGCTTCACCACGGCAATGAAGTCCGCAATTTCGGCGGCCGTCTCTGGAATTTTTGTGCTGTACGGCTCGCCGCTCAGTACGGTTGCGGGCCAGAACGGTGTGATCGATCTTTCGTATATCGAATCGGCGATCGCCGCGATCTCGGGCACACAGGGCTTCGTCATTACGTCGCCAACCGCAAACATCGTTGGGACCACTGGCCAGCTGCCAGTGCTCGGAACGATTACATGGCTTCCCTAAATGGCTGCTCCGAACTATCAGGCATCTGATTTCATGAAGGCGATTCAGGCCCTCATGCCGCGGGGGCTTGCGTGGCCGCGCGACCCAACGTCGGTGATGGGTCAGGTAGTGTCCGGACTTTCGCCCACATGGGCTACGCACACGGCCAGAAACAACAACCTGCTGATCGATGCATTCCCCGCCACGGCGGTCGAATTGTTGCCTGAATGGGAGTCGGCGTTGGGCCTTCCAGATCCATGCGCTGGACCGGCTCCGACGATTGCCCAGCGACAGGCGCAAGTGGTAGCGCGGTTCGCCGGATCGGGCGGCCAGTCAGTTCCGTACTTCATCCATTACGCGGCGTTGCTTGGCTACACCGTGACGGTCACTGAATACGTGTCGGCGCGCGTAGGGCAGAGCCGGGTCGGACAACCAGTCTTCCGGCTAGGGCCGCAATGGTCCTTCGTCTGGCAGATCAATGCACCACTCAACACGATTACGCAGTCGCGCGTGGGCTCGGCGCGCGCTGGCGATCCGCTCGCGAGTTGGGGCAACACAGTCCTGCAGTGTGAGCTGAATGAAGTGATTCCGGCGCACACGATTTTAATTTTTGCCTACTCCTAAGAGGCTCTATGTTTCGAATTGACGATCCGTCGGCGGCCACGAGCCTTCCCACTCCCGAAGCAGCAGGTACCGAAGGGTATTGGACCGAAGGCAACCCGGCGAGCGGCACGCCCGCGACGCTCGAGCGCGCTTCGTGGTTCAACATGATTCAGGAAGAGCTGCGCGCGATCGTTGTCGCTGCCGGTCTGACGCCTAGCAAGACGACGTACACACAGGTTCGTGACGCGATTACCAACATGATGAGTCCTGGTCGCCTCCTTGGTGTTCAGGTGTTTACGACTAGCGGTACTTACACGCCGGGCGTTTATACGGTTGGCGGCCGCTCAGTGACGGCGACGAAAATCCGCGTGCGAGCCATTGGTGCGGGGGGGGGGCGGGCGGTAGCTCGTCAGGAACGACTTCGTCTCAAGTTGCGATCGCGGGCGGCGGTAGTGCCGGCGCCAATGGAGAGTTGTTCATCGGGTCGGGGCTATCTTCGCAGACCGTGACGATTGGCGCAGGAGGCGCGCCCGCGGCGGCGGGATTCAATGCTGGCGGTAACGGCGGAGCCACGTCCTTCGGTGCTCTGATGGTTTGTGGCGGTGGCAAGGGCGGAAGCGCGGGCGGCGCAATTTCCGCATTTCCCGCTTATCTCACTTACCCAACCGGACAAGCAGTGGTCACTGGAACTGGGCAAATTCTCACTAATGCCCCTGGGAATTATCCAGGCATTGGCGTAGCGTTTGCACTCTCAACGTTTTATTCTGGCTCGGGTGCGCAGTCCCAATTTGGAGCAGGGGGTACGCTGGCATCGCCGGGAGTGGGTGGCGCGGCTGTAGGCTACGGAGCGGGCGGTTCGGGAGCGGCATGCGCGGCCAGTAACGCGTCAGGTTTTCAAGGTGGCGCTGGTGCGCCTGGCTACATGATCATCGAGGAGTTTGCCTAATGAGCACATATGCAATCGTCGAGAATGGCATCGTAGTTAATGTGATTCTTTGGGATGGAAACCCGGAATGGTCCCCTCCAGAAGGGACGATTGCAAATCTCCTACCGTCAGGATCATCGGTTTCGACCGGATTCACCTTTGACGGGACGAATTACGCCGCGCCAACTTCACAGTTGACATCAGGGAAATAGATCTCCATTTTCTCCATTTCTCTACAAGAAGTACGGGGAGCACGAGTCCGGTCCCGACATACAATGGCCATAATTTCGGCCACTGATAAATCATTGACGGGTCTTTGCCTACGGTCGAGACAGGCCACCCGTTTGAAATGCAAGCCACTATATTGATCGCCTGAAATATCGCAAGATGCATTGCCATAACATGTAGGCTGTTTTCGCCGATGCGCTCTAAAAGATCGCCGGGCTTCGTCGCGCGCGAGAGAATATCTGCTAGGCCGAATACGAAGACGATGCCTGCAGCAGAAGTAATGAACGGCGACCACAAGTTAGGGTATGAGTTCCATTCCGACACAAATGATATGCCGCTCGCAGACGCGTGCATGACGTAAAATTGCACGAGAAACGCCAACGCTAGTGCTGCGAATGAGGGAGTAGGGAAGCGAATCCTAACTGCGCGAACGACGAATCCAGCCCATACAAAGAACAGGCTAACTATATTTCGATACACGAGCAAATTTATTACGTGGTCCGCGTGCTTTTGTTGTCCATATGACATCGCCAGTATTGCAGCCGGAAAGAGAGCGATGAGGACGATCGCGTAATGGAACCCAAATTTTCTCGATGCAAATGCGATTATTGAGAATAAACACATCGAAATGAAGAGCGATACCAAAAACCAGCCCGACGTGTAAATCTGGATGTTTCCGCCACTGATAATTGATTCCGTGATACCAGATGGCGTGTACCATCCTGTCCCGAAATATTCAATAGAACATAATTTTGATGCCAGGGTGGTTAAAATGCCAAACGCGATGTAGTACTTGTAATACGGAATGATAAGTGATTTCGCCCTGCGCCAAACAAAACTGAGCGGCGCATCAAGATATTTTTCTGAGACTAGATACCCGCTTATGAAGAAAAAAAGCGGCATATGAAAAGAGTATGGGACAAAAGGGGCGAAATCGTATGCGCCGGTACAATGCCCGGCGACCACGAACACCATCCCAATACCCTTCACAAATGAAATCTTTCGTTCGTGCAT